GACCTAAAAAAACAGTCCTCTCTAGGATCTCTAACCCAGAAATTGGTTAAAGAAGTGGAGAAGATGAACAACACAAGTGGAGGTGCTGATGAGCGTCTCTGGAAGCCTGAAGTTGATAAAACAGGCAATGGTTATGCCGTAATTCGTTTCTTACCTTCACCTGAAGGAGAAGAAATTCCTTGGGCAAAAATGTATTCACATGCATTCCAAGGACCAGGTGGATGGTATATTGAAAATTCTTTGACCACAACTGGTGGCAAGGATCCTGTATCAGAGTACAATCGTGAACTCTGGAACAGTGGTAATGAAGCAGACAAAGATGTAGTTCGTAGACAGAAGCGTAAGCTTTCCTACTATGCAAACATCTATGTCGTAAAAGATCCTACCAATCCTCAGAATGAGGGTGGAGTATTTCTCTACAAGTTTGGTAAGAAGATCTTTGATAAGATTATGGAAGCAATGCAACCAGAGTTTGAGGATGAAACTCCAATCAATCCTTTTGACTTTTGGCAAGGTGCAAACTTCAAGTTGAAGATCGTCAAGAAGGATGGTTACTGGAACTATGACAAGTCAGAGTTCGATAAAGTATCTCCTCTCTTAGAAGATGATGATGCACTAGAAGCATTATGGAAGAAGCAGTATTCTCTTGCTGCTGTCACCGCTGCTGATCAGTTCAAGTCTTATGATGACTTGAAGAAGCGTCTTAATTATGTTTTAGGACAAAGACCTCCTGCACGTCGTGTAGATGAGGAAGTGTTTGAAGAGGACAACTCTCGTGGTTCTTTCCAACCTAACTTTGAAACACGTAAGGCAGAGGAAACTGTGACTGCTGCTGTAGCATCTGCTAGTTCAGAGGAGGATGATGCACTATCATACTTCCAGAAGTTAGCAGAAGAATAGTTGAGGGGAAATTCGACTTTTTATTCCAAAAAAGTCGGAAAAAAAACTCCAGTATTTTTTGCCCTATTAGGTTTTTTTATTGATATAATCTAATATTTTCGGCTCTCTTTAAGGTTTCATCGACATACTCGGTGGAACCTTTTTTATATGATTCTATATCTTCTATATCATCCATGACTACACTTATATATTCTGGTTTTAGGATGAAAATCTCTCTTTTTTTATTTTCTAGTTTTTCTTCATATTGGTAATTTGTGACTGGTCTGGTAATATTGTTTGCAGTCGTTAATCCGCCAATAAAGTAATCATAGTAAGTTGTTGAAAAATCTTCACTTACTTCTAATCCTGCAGGTACTATAACGACCTTATTACTGTCTTTTACCTCAATAGTTTCATAATGATGAACTTCATTGTAAATTTTATTATAATCATCATTATACTTATCTAAAAGATATCTGTTAAAGTCTTCTTGAGGTAATGGCCATTCATTTTGAACATTTATAATATTATTAGCTAAAAGAATTAACCAATCTAATGTGGAATCTTCATATACTTGAGCAGCTACATTATCTGGTCTATCATCCCCCACAACTGAGTACATTTTGAAGAATGTTAGATTTTGGTAAATATCCTCTCTAAGGAATACTCTTTTAAAAAGATTTTTTACTGTAATATAGTCTGATATTTTAGCATCAGGGAGTCGGCTAACATATTCAAAATCTGGAACTTGATTGAAATAATTTGACATTTTAGAAACCTATTTCTGCAGGGAGTGAACCACTATTACCATAATCATCGTTGTATATTGGATTGAGTTCTCTAAAATTCATTGTCATTTGATATGCAGTCATTACACCATCTTCATATGTTGAATAATTTCCATTTGGGGTATAATTAACACTAAATGATCCCAGAGCACATTCTTTAAATTTATTTAAGTACTTATGATCAGTACCTTTAGAATTTCTATATGATAATTGAAAGGTGTGGGGTGATTTTAAGAATAATCTAGATTTTGTCCTAATGGGTGACATTCCTTGTTTAAAAAATCTAAGAATTTTCATGATAGTCATTGCTTCATCTTGACTTCTTGGTGCAAGTTGAAATTGGAAACTAAAAGTTCTTAGTGATGGACCATTAAACAAGAGTTCCATATTAGGGTTGGCAACAGCACCCGTAGTTCTGGTGAGCATATCACCTGCTCCTGCTGCCATACCTGCAATAACTGCTGCAAGTGCTTTTTTATTGTCACCAAATGCACCTGCTACGGTTTCTGCTGCTTGTCCTGTGGCAGTAAGACCAGCTGTAACTCCCTCAGATACTGTCGTGAGTGCGATATTAGCCTTTGCCATATCTAATGGAGTCATGCGACTATCACCATAATTAACATTTTGACCGTCTTGAATCCCACCAGGAATAGGAAGAATAACTGTTCCTATAGTTCTTTTACTTGTATCTGATCTTTTCTTAAACGAAAATGATTTATCATCAAAATCTCTTGGTTCATATTTGAGCATATCAAATTTCAGAAAGTCTTGACCATCTGTTCCTTGTCTTAAACTAGCAGGAAATACATAATTTCCAAATCCACTTTCTCTTGTTCCAGCAGCAGCTTTTCCTGCTCCTGAGTTGAGTTCATCTGCTGCTTGACTAATACTAGTTAATTTAGGATCATTTTGTCCATTTTCAGCTTCTGTTCCTTCATTACCTTTATCGTTGGCTTTATTAAATGCTCTATCTTCTCCTGCAGTGGTTGTAATATCATCTCTTACCTTTGTTGCTTGGTCTTTAGAATTTTTCTTAATTTCTTTAATGGCATCTGGGTTTTCTGTTATACTTTCATCTGCCTCTTCATTCCAAGTTATTTTATCACCATTCCTTTCTCCTATTACTCTTCCTCCTTCACCTTTTTCATTATCATATTGCACAATCTCCATTTTATATGTTTTATTTCCATCTTTATCCGTAGTAGGCGTTACTTTAGTTGCAGTAAAGATTTTTTTCTTATCTTTACCTTCACCAATAGTTAGTCCATTAGATTTGCTGGTGACTGGATCTGCCATTAGATATAGTCTTTTTACTTATTTAGTATGAATTTCCCATAAGGAAAATTGAGAAGGTCATCTAGTTCATTATAATCAACAACATACAGTTGTCCTGCTAGTTCTTCCCAAGTATAATTACGAGATTGTCTCCAATGAAAGTTAAGTCCTTTAAATCCCCATGCTTGTAAATCTGTGCAAGCAATTAGTGGATGTTGGTCATAGGTAATATCAGGTGTTTTTGCATTGTATATAAAGGTATAGAATTTTCCTACGTCAGGAATAGGAGTCACTGTATCATTTAGTGCTTCCATAATGATTAACATCATTTCTTCAGGATCATTAACTGCTGCTGCTAAATCTTCTTTTATCGGTTCTATCCGATTTGCATATCTATCTTCACCATTAAATCCGAATGAATCTGTCATTATCTTATACCTAGTTCTCTTTCGGTTATAATCTTAAATTCAATTTTTCTGTCTTTACACCATTCATCTGCTGCTTTCCATTTTGCTTGATTTACAGCATATGTCTGACATTCGTAGAGATAAGATTTAGTGACTCTTTTTCTCTTTTTTGGTGCTTTAGTTTGTTTGAGGGGTTTTACTTCTATAACATAAGTCTTTAATTGTCCTGTATTTTCTTTTACTTTAATAATAAAATCTGGGAAGTATCTACGGACTCTACCATCAGGAGCACGGTAAGGAATCCAAAATTCTTCACTTCCCCATTCTGTAATATTTTCATTTTGATCACAATAATTACAAAATCGTCTTTCCCATGAACTACGACAAATGATGTTAGTTATATCACCTTTATATTTCTTTGGTTTCTTTGGTTTAAATATACTCTTAATACTTTCTGCCATATCTCTTATACATAATATATAAGGTCAAAAAGTATTTATAAAATGCCACGAGTAGCAAGAGTCTCAGACATTAAGGCTAATTTATTAAGACCAGCAACTACTTCTCACTTTGAAGTTGAGATACCCATTATTAATGCGCTTTCTAAATGGAGAGGGGTTGGTAAGCAAGATAAGATTCAGTTGATGTGTTCAGAAGCAGTTCTTCCAGGATCCAATTTAGCAACATTTGAGATTAATAATGATAGAACAGGTGTAACAGAGAAACACGTTCATAGAAGAATATTTGATGATAGAATAGATTTAACTTTTTATGTTGATGCTGGATTATATCAACCAATTAA